CAATCAACGCAAAGACATTGAAAGCCAACAAGCAGAGTTGAAGCAAAAAGATGATATTTATAAGGAACTGTTGCCAAAACTTGAAGTAACCTTAAAAGGTGAATTGGCAAATGAGCCAGACTGGAACGCTTTATATGAAGCAGATCCCATTGCTTATGTTCGTGAAAAAGATATCTGGAATGAAAAACAAAAGAGGCTAGAAGCTGCTCAAGCTGAACAGAAAAGACTTCAAGATGAAGAACTTACTGCTCAAGATAAACAAATTAAAGAATTTGTTGAATACGGCAACCAACAGTTACTTGATAAAGTTCCAGAATGGAAAAATGTCGAAAAAGCTAACACTGAAAAGTTAGCTATTAGAGATTACGCCATTAATATTTTAGGCTTCACACCACAAGAAATGGATCAGGTTTATGACTATCGCATTTTGTTAGGTTTAAGAAATTCTTGGTTGCATGACAAAACTGTTAAAGCAACAAAGAAAAAACCAACACAAAAAGCGGCAGGTAGAGTAGCTAGACCTGGTACTGTCAATCAAGTTAAGAAAACAACTCCTTTAAAGAAATCGCAACAGACTTTGGCTAAATCTGGAAAAGTCCAAGACGCAGCTAAAGTATTTGAAAATTTAATTTAATTTCTAGCGAAAGCTAGAAGGAGTATAAAAAATGGCTAAAGTCACAAACGCTTTTGATACTTATACTGCGACTTCAGACAGAGAACAGTTATCAGATGTTATCTATAACATTTCTCCAATGAGTACGCCTTTTATGAGTTCTATAGGCAAAACAAATGTAAAAAACGTCCAATTCGATTGGCAAACAGAAGCACTTCCAACTGCAAGTAGTACAGGGCAACTTGAAGGTTTTGAACTTTCACGTGCTGCTTCAACTGCAACAGTTAGAGAGTCTAATGTGTGTCAGATCAGTAGCAGAGATGCAACTGTGACAGGTACTCAAAATGCTTCCGATGCAGCTGGTAAGAAAACAGAAATGGCTCACCAATTAGCTATCATGGCTAAAGCTCTGAAAAGAGACATGGAAACTGCTTTATGTTCTAAAGTAGCGAAAAATGCTGGTAATGCTACAACTGTTCGTCAGACTGGTGGATTTGAAACTTGGACTGAAACTAATGTTTCAAGAGGTACTAATGGTGCGGGTGCTGGTAACGGTGCTGCTCCTACTGATGGAACGCAAAGAGCTTTTACTGAAACTATCTTAAAAGCAGTACAACAATTATGTTTCGCTAATGGTGGTGAACCTTCTATGTTAATAGTTGGCCCACACGTGAAAGGTGTTGTATCTGGTTTTAGTGGTAGAACTTCTGTAACTCAGACAGTTGATGCAAACACAATTGAAGCATCTGTAGCAATCTATGCTGGAGATTTTGGAGAACTAAAAGTAGTTCCTTCAAACTTTAGCAGAAGCAGATCAGCTTTATTTGTTGATCCTAACTATGCTAAAACTTCATTCTTAAGAGATTTCGAAACTATCGACATCTCAACTATTGGGGATGCAATGACTAAAATGATCGTAGTTGAGTTCGGTTTAGAAGTGAGCAATGAAAAAGCTCACGGTATAGCCGCTGACTTGTCTACTTCATAAGTATAATTAAGGGGGGTGAGTAATCACCCCTCTTTTTTAAAATGACAGCAAGAACCATAATAGATTCCAAAAAAAACTTCGTTAGTGAATTTGCTACTGAAGATAATAAAAACGTTTATCACACTACACAAAACGTACAACCCATATTAGATAACTGTAAGAACTTGTCTTACAACACGCAAAGCAAAGAATTAAAACACGTGGCTGAAATACCTATGGTAATATATCAACAAGCGATACGTGAAGGCTGGGCCAATGATAAAGCTCAATGGAAAAAATGGCTAAACGATCCAGACAATAAATTATTTAGAATATGGCCAGGTAAAATATGACCTACGATGAATTAAAAACACAAATTGCAAATTACTTAAATAGAAGTGATTTAACTTCTCAAATGGACACTTTTATTGATACTACTGAAGGTGAACTCAATAGAAGATTAAGATCAAAAGACATGGTTAAAAGAGCTACTGCAACAGCAGATGGTCAATATTTAACTCTGCCTACAGATTGGTTAGAAGCTATTAATATAGAAATAACTTCTGGCGATTTCACACCTTTGTTTCAACAATCTATTGAATCATTAGATGTTTATAGAAAAGCTAATGATAACAGCACAGGTCAGCCAGCTTTTTTTGCTATTGTTGATAATACTTTGGAATTAGCACCTACACCTGACACAAGTTATACATTACAATTAACTTATTACAGCAAAGTCACAGCGTTAAGTGATTCTAATACTACTAACTTTGTGTCTACTGGAAACCCAGATGTTTATTTATATGGATGTCTGAAACACGCTTCAATCTTTCTTATGGAAGATGATCGTGTCGCATTATTTTCTCAACTGTTTGAAAAAGCACTAGAGGAAATGAGGATGCAACAAGAACGTGCGCAGTTTGGTAAAGGTTCTTTAATACCAAGAAGAAGAACTTATGGCAAAGCACATAAAACAACTTATCATTTTAATAGTTAAGAGGTAAAAAATGGCAGGATTTAGTGATTATTTAGAAGACAAAGTTTTAGATCATGTATTTGGTGGTAGTGCTTATACAGCACCATCTACTTTATATGTAGGTTTATTTACAGCAGCTCCGTCTGATACTGGCGGTGGTACAGAATGTTCTGGCGGTTCTTATGCTCGTAAAAGCATGGCAGCTATGACAGTTAGTGGCACTTCACCAACACAAGCAACTAATGGTGCAGCAGTAGAATTTGCAACCGCAACTGGCACTTGGGGAACTGTAACTCATGTTGGAGTTTTCGATGCAGCATCTAGTGGAAACTTAATGGCTTGGGCAGCATTAACTGCTTCCAAAACAGTTACCAGTGGAGATGTTTTTAGATTTGATGCTGGAGATCTTGATATAACTCTAGCTTAATAACATGGCTTCCATAGGTTATGGTTTAGGTGGCTATGGTAAATCTTACTATGGCCAACAAGTATTTGAGTTTGGCGCAGCTACGTCAGCTCAAACTTCAGCCTTTACCGCAACTCCTGGATTAACATTTGCAGTTTCTGCAACTAGCGCACAAACATCTGGCTTTACTTCGTCAGGTACGATTGTTAAACCAGCAAGTGCAACCATAGCGCAAACTTCAGGAACTACCGCTACCGCAGAAATTGTTAAATTAGGTGTAGCTACTAGCGCTCAAACCTCTGGCTTTACAGCAACTGGTAGACAAATAGATCGTGGTGAAGCAACTATAGCGCAAACATCCGCTTTCTCTGCTGCTGCTGTAATTGTAAAACTTGGTGCGGCAACTATAGCGCAAACTTCTGGAGTAACAGCAAGTGCAGTAATTGTTTTAGCCGCAGAAGCTACGTCAGCACAAACCAGTGGTTTTACTTCTGCTGGCACGTTAGTTAAGTTAGGTAGCGCAACCATTGCACAAACATCTGGAGTTAGTGCAACGGCAGAATTAATTAATTCAGGTGAAGCAACCATTGCTCAAACAAGTGGTTTTACAGCATCAGGTGGCCTTACATATTCTGTTTCAGGAACTATTGCTCAGACTTCTAGTTTTTCTGCATTAGGTGGTTTAAAATGGTCAGACGATACTGTATCGACAACCACGTACACGGATCAAACAGTTTCAACAACAACCTGGAATGAACAAACAAATAGCTCAACATCCTGGTCGGATGCAGCATAATAAAGGTAAATAGATATGGCAGATACTACAACAACGAATTTAAGTTTAACCAAACCTGAAGTAGGAGCTTCTACTGATACGTGGGGAACAAAAATAAATAATGATTTAGATGCTCTGGATGCAATATTTTCTGCAACAGGAACAGCAGTCAATGTAAAATTTGCTTCCGCAAACTTTGACGATAATGCTAAAGCTATCTTTGGTACAGGTGATGATTTAGAAATATATCATTCTGGATCTAACAGCATTATTAAAGATGGTGGTACTGGTAATTTATTAATCCAGGGCGACAGCGTAAAAATAATGAACGCTGCTGGCGATGAAACTTTTATAGATATGCCAACAGACAGCCATGTTGCATTAAATTACAACAATGCTACAAAAATTCAAACAAGTAATACTGGAGCTACCATTACAGGAGCTTTGCTTATAAATGGTACAACACCTACTTTAACTATTGGTGATGGTGGTGAGGAAGATACTAAGATTGTTTTTGATGGTAATGCTCAAGATTTTTATATTGGCTTAGATGATTCAGCAGATGATTTAGTAATAGGCACAGGTTCAACTGTTGGCACAAATCCTTTAGTAGCTATTGAGAATGGCGGTAATGTTGGAATTGGAACTACAAGTCCTGCACAACAGTTACATATTTCTAGTACTGGAGCAATAAAAACACGCTACACAAGAAGCTCAAATTCTACAGATATTTCTCTTGGCTCAAATGGTATGTTC